CCATCTAGCAATACTTTGTTTTCTGGATCTTCTGCCAAATCGTGACAATAGAAAATATTTGGTACATCTTCTGGAATATCTCGTGGACGAGAAAAATGAATTGCGACTTTGTCCAGTAGTCCTGGTTCTGCTCGTTCTAGAAGTCGCTGCCTCATCATTTCGGTACCGCCGTTTGAGTTTTTAGACAACTCAGATTCTACGACTTTACCTTTATAAATCATGCTCATTATAAATTAAACTCCGTGTTAAATTCTTTTACAGAATCCCATCGAAAAGAACGCCAAGCACCTTTATCAGTATCCCATACTGCTAGTACATCTGGATTTGGCTTTTTCTTTTGAATATATTCTTCTACATCTTGTTGTGGAGGAAGGATGCCTTCGTTAAGAGTGCAATGCATTAGACGATCTTCGCCATTTGCTTTTGTAAATACAACTTTACAAACGCCATTCTTCAAACTATTTACAACATTATCTTTATCAATTTCAGTCATATTATATCTCCTGTACATTATTTATTTCATCACGATAAATTTGTTCTAAGGCGAGTTGAAACTCTTCAATTGTAGCATTATTATGAATACGATACATACGAACATCAAAAGATGGATGCAATACGTATTTACTATCTACTGGAGTTTCTTTACCTAAAATAAATTCATCTACTAGATTCTTACCATCAAAGTAACGACGGGAATCTGCGGAAAAATCATGGCCTTCACGAGTAAGTTGAACAAGCAAAAAGTTTTCACTACCTACTTTTTGTACAACTGGTAATAGCTCGTGAACAAATCCACCATCAGAAATAACATAATCTTTTTCTAGATCAATCTCATTAGCAACTAGATTGCCAAAATAATCTAAACCTTTTTTAGGTTTAATTACTTCTTCTGATACGTAAATCATTGCCTCGCGGCGAGACATATGACCAAGCAAGGTTGAAGGTATTTCTTTTTCAGAACGATTGTTGTATCCATTCATAAACCATTCTTCGTTTACGTCAAAATACTTAATCGTTTCTTTAAAAAGCTGGTACTTAAAGGAAAGATGTTTAAAGCCATACCGTTTAAAGTAATCGGCAGAAATATCTTTCCCAGCACCAGGAGGACCATTAAATAGTATAATCATGCGTTAATCTTATCGTTCACAATTGCCTGAAGTTCTTTTGAGAACGCGTTTTTAAATTCGTAATCTGTAATTCCACACATTACAAACTCACGGTCTTCATTAGACAGATAATGCAAAATGTCTGATGCAGATCCAACACCTAAATTGTATAGTTCTAGATCTTTTGCTCTGACGGGGATGTCACGGCTACGAGTTTTTCCAGTAAGGACACTTTTGCGAGTTACAATCATGATATTCTCCATAGTTTATTCAATTACTAATATAATCTATTTTGAAAAGAATGTCAACCGTTTTTTAGCGAAGAAACATGTTTAGAATGTATTTTACAACCAATGAACTCATTATAGTACTCATCACTAAACAAGACCTCGCGATCTACTTGTTCTTTCAATTCCAAATAACTCATTTCACCTTTACCCTTACACAAATGTAAGATTTCTCTATGAAAATTTTCTCTGCCTTGTTCTTCAACAAGCATCTTTACTTCTTCAGACGAACCATAATAATCTTGCCAATCTGTTTCGACAATCTTAGTACGACGCCTTGTTTTACCTTTGAGTGGAGGAAGTTTTCTTCTAGACGTGAGACCTTTTTTACCAACGTATTTTTTGCCGTTGGATAGATCTGTAATGAGATATACAAATCCAACATAATCACCAATCATTTCAGAGGTAAATTCCTCACCATTATAATACCACATATAAAAATAGTCCAATATTGTTGTAATGGACTATTTATTGGACTTATTGGACTCTTACTACCATCCTGGCGCTGAATACTCGGTATGCTTCTTATAAAAAGCCATACCGTCTAGGCCAATCGTAGGACAAACCTGAATAAACTCAGGAAGGCCTAAGCTATCTTTTTCTCCACTCTCACCGCAGATAAAGAATACACCTGTTTTTTCTGCTTGAAGGTGGATCCAAACTTTTTTGAGTGCTTCAAATTGTTTGTATTCTTCTTCAGTTATTTCGACCATCATATAATCCAATCCATGTTCATAACATCCGGCATATCTTTAAAGTATTCTGCATTGCCGCCCGATCGTTCACAAAGATCAGTAAGTACACCAATATTATAAATTGATCTTACACCATAAGATTCTTTATGGCAAACGTATTCTGAACCAGAATGACCTTTAAAATGATAATGAGTTTCTGTTTCAATTACATCGGTAATACCACTATTAAGTTTCCAAGAATCGCCATCAAGGTATCCACCAGACCAAGAACCAAAAACTCTATAATGAGGATCGGTTCCTGTAATCTTTACAATAGCCCAGCTATCAGGGTAGTATGTACTCACAAAGTTTCCTCCAAGTAAGGGAGCATTCCATAGGTTAATTGGTGGAATGCTCATATCAGACCAAAACACATTATCTCCGCATATTTGCTATGTCTTTCGCTTCGTCCGTTCCTCGCATAATCGGAACGAGATTGGACTTATGCATGACGCCGATACCGACGAGGAGATCACCTGTGTATTGCTGTGGCTCTTTTCGTGCAGTTGATCCTGTTGGAATTGTGTCCGACGTCTTGAGGCTTGGATAGCTCTTTGTGTTGCGGACATTCGATTTGGACGGCGCATATTCTGTAAACTCCTTTTTCTTTTTTGGCTTGTATTCGCCTCGAACATAGGCGACATAATCGTTAAAATCTTGAAACTGCATGTCGTGCATATGCTTACGGCGCATATTTTTATTGTACTGACGCCATTCTACTTCAAGTTTTTTTAGTTGATTATCAGTAAGCTTTTTCTTTTTGCGAGCAGAGTTACCATGAACCTGCACTCCTTTAATCAAATGCATAGTCATTATCCAAACCTCAATTTTCTTAGTTTATCGTATACATGGCGACCATCTGGCCAGTCAAGATCGCTAACACGTTCTATCAGGTAATCCAAGTCTTCTCGGTCTAACACGTCAGTATCAAACTCTTCTTTTTGAACGTTATAGCCACGTTTTTTCATTTCGTCAATTAGGAAGTTTTTACAATTTACGTGAGATCCTTCAAAAGTAATATTTGGATTACCACCACCAGGACCAATTGCGATGAATTCAGAAATTTTTAGATTGTGTTTTTCGACAGATTCCAAGAATTCGCCAAGGTTACAATCGTGTGCGATGTCAAGGTTGATTTTAGCCATGATATATACTCCATTTGATTATAGATCTATACTAACATAGGCTAAAACCAATGTCAACCGTTTTTTTCATTTAATTTGATTTTTTTTACAAAGAATCGCCGGTGCCGGTATAACCAGTATTTTCCACATATGCAATAAGCTCGTTGTAACCACCAATACGATCTCCGTTAATCCAAATTTGTGGAACTGAACGTGCTTCAGGATAAGCTTCTTTCAACTCTTCCATAAATGTAGACGTAGTTACATCTTTATACTCGTAATTAAAATTGCGATCTTCACAGAATCTTTTTGCCTTCGTGCAGAAACCGCAGTTTGGTTTACCATAAATTGTAATCATGTATTTTCTCCTGTGTCTATTATGTATGCGCCTTCTGGTAATTTGAAAGCTTGCATTAATTGCATGAATTGTTTTGGTGAAGCACTAATTAATCTAAAACGATTGATGTCTTCATCCCATTGTCTCAGATATATGATATCGTCATACATTAAAATTTGAAGATCTTCTTCTTTCCCGTCAGGATCTAAAAGCGTAATTGCGGTTTCGTCCCAATCCATTTCGATTGTAAACATTAATTAAATCCTTTTAGTATTTCCCAAGTTTCTTTCCAGTCTTTGACATGATAATTTTTACCACGCTTATTTGCTTTTGCTAATGGGTAATCATTACCACCTTCGTCAATACGATCACCAAAGAAATGAATTTCGTCATCTTGGTTGAAGTCTTCTAGAATTTGGCTTTTATCTGCACCTGTTCTATGTATATCAATGCCAGTTTCTCCACCAACAGTTGCTGTAACATTTTCAAAGGCAGAATTAATTTGAAACGCAATGCTTTCTCTTTCACGAAATTTGCAATCATATTCATAATATTCTTTTCTTTGTTCAGGGTTCGCGTTACGACCAACTACAGAAAAGTTAATTAAACCACGGCGATGTTCTATGTGATTACCTGTACGATACGGGAATGGGCTTGCCTCTAACCAACCTTGCATAATTTCATCTAGTTCTTTAGGTGGAGTAAACTCTTTTGAATTTACTCGCTTACCTTTAAACCAAACATCGTTGCCTTGACAATTGTAAACAGTTACAACGCTTTCACAAATTTCATTACCAAGTTGTTCAGCAGTTTTTGGATAATCTGAACCAGTTACAAGAAACACTTTTTCTCTTTCAATAAAACTTGAAAACCACGCTTCAAATTGTGGATCGATTTTACCTCTACTAGGAGTTAAAGTACCATCTACATCAAATACAAATTTTCTCATTCGTCTACCTTTATGCATACTACTGTTTCATTGTCAGCCCAAGGCTCATGATAGGCTGCATAAACCGATGCTTCAATTTCACATTTCATGCGAGAATCATAGGTTTCAATGTGAGTATATTTATAGTCTCCGCCTTCAAGAGCGGTAACGACAAAAATTGCCCAAAGATATTCCATCACTCGTGTCCAGTCCAATGTTTACGGTTTGCTGCTGCTTTAGTCAATTCAGAAAAACGGTCAGCGATTGTTCGAAGCTCAGAACCCAGAGGATTGTCAGCTCCTTCCATAATACGAGCTACGTTATGCAAAGTAATTAGCATATCTTCATCACGCAATCTCATATCTTTTGTATCGTAAATATCATTTACAGCTTCATAAGAAGGATAACCTTTTTCAAATACTGGTTCTCTCATTATTTTCCCTTTTCTTCTCCACAATTACAAGTATAATACTCTACA